AAACCTACAGTTGCGCGAAAACTCCTCAATCGATGCCCTAAGCAATAATTGTACATCTGGCGTAGTGTTGTCTGCTTCGTCGATGATAATGACTTTATGTCTGGCATCTGATAACAGGGATACTGTTGAGGCAAAGTTTTTAGCGTTATTACGGACGGTATCGAGGAATCTTCCTTCATCAGATCCGTTGATAACATAAACATCTACTCCTAACTCGGCACAAAGTGCTTTGGCTACTGTTGTCTTACCACACCCTGCGGGTCCAGAAAGAAGTAAGTTAGGCACTTCACCTTTATTTAGAAAATCCTTAAAGGTTTTCTTAATATTCTCTGGGAGAATACAATCTTCAATTGTCTTGGGTCTATATTTTTCAACCCACAAAAATTCATCCCTCATAGATTCCTCTTAAGATAATCGAACATTTTTTGCTAAACCCAACTTCTTTAACAGAAGTATATGATACCAAGTCAAATCAATTTGTCTAGGCAACATCCCTTGCTTTGCAGAACTTGGAAATGCATGATGATTATTATGCCATCCTTCACCAAATGTTAATGCTGCTACCCATTTATTATTCGTGGAATTATCACCAGTCTCATTTGGTCTTTCACCCCACTTATGATTAGCAGAATTAACCAACCACGTTGCATGATAAACAAACACCAGTCTTAAAGGAATACCCCAAAGAACAAATGCCCATCCACCCAAACTATAAAGTAACAAACCTAAAGGAAGTTGTAATAATATAAACCACTTGTCTAACCACCTATAATATGGATCCTTTCTCAAATCCCCTGCATATCTACGAACTCTCTTCTCTCCAGGAACTCTAAAAAACATCCATACCATATGACTCCAAGACAATCCCCTATTACTATTATGGGGATCTAACGCTTTATCAGAATGTTTATGATGCTGTCTATGTAAACCTACCCATGTAATAGGTCCATATTCTGCACTCAAAGATCCACAAGTCGCAAAGAATCTTTCCAACCATTGAGGAACTTTGAATGCCCTATGAGATAATAATCTATGATATCCCAGAGTAACTCCCAAACACGCTGTAACCCAATACAGAATGAGAAATACTCCTACAGCACCCCAACTCCAATACTGGGGTTGTAGAGCAACAATGGCATAGTAATGAACTAATGCCATGAATAATATAGTGGGCCAAGTCATCCGAAGGTAGAATCAGGTTCTAATGCAATGTAATACGTTAAATCATGGTTCTTACTAGTAAATCTAGAAAGAAGTTTCTGTGATACCACTACCTCATATGTTCCAGGAAGAATCTTAATATTCTCTACCTTAAAATTAAAGGAGAAAATATCACTAGTCTCTCCAACAGTAATAGAGAAATCATTTGATGTTTCATTCTTCTTATCTCTTACTACAATCTTTACACCATTTGAATCACCAACTACAGAAAGATCTGGAAGTTGATAGATTGCTGCTGCTTTAAGAAGTTTCTCTAATTGTTCTGTACTAACCTCAAACGTAACATCTTCGCTAGGAAGAGTAAGCGGTTTATGTGGTGGAGTGATAATAACATTAGGATCAGCAAAGAAATACTTAGACCGAGATCTACCTTCTTTAATTACCACATAACTATCATGTGTAAAATCAAGTTCAGGACTCTGATGAAGACCCATTCCATTAAGAAACTGTCCCAAATCATAGATACCAAAATCTTTAGGCAACTCGTCTGAGATAGTTGCTTCTGCAAGAATATTCTTCATCACACTAATCGTGCGAAGCCTATTTCCTTTCTTAAATAAAATTGACGTATTAATAGTCGAAAAGTTTTTAAGAAGTGAAAGTGTTGAATCAGAAAGTTTCATAACCACGGGTCGTAATTTCATCGTTTGTATTTCCACTGAAATAATACAGCAGGAGACAATAGTGCATTGCCTTTAGTATATCACGTTTTGCTTGTCCTTTCTTATCATACCGACTCAAATACTTAAGTGCATTAGAACGACAGAAAGATTCAGCATCACCTACCGAATGAATAAGATCTAATGTTTGCACATCTGAATTCTCATTTGTATAATGTCCCTGGTAGGTAGAAGAGACATAATCCTTAAGATCTTTAATACCTACATCTTCTTGATATTTTTGGTGGGATGGTCCCTTTAAATCTGGTTTGGGCTTAGTTGGTGGAAAATGATACTGTTCTACATTTGGATAAGTATCATCCGTTATTGTAACATTCCCAAATTTAATAGCAGAAGGACCGCTATCCAGATTTACAGATTGACTATCCTCAATACTTCCAGGATATCCATCGGTGCGAAAAGTAATATCCTCATTGAAGTTCTCCGGATGAGGAACTTCCCGATAACTCTTATATTCTCCACTCATAATAGGATAATCCTCTTCAAGTGTTCCATTAATAACTGAATCCAGTAAACTCCATGCATTAACCATAACATTAATCCTCCTTAATGTCAATCATGTATTCTCTCTCCAATTCTTAAAAAATCTAGAAGTCCAATTACCATATATCTCCTCAGCCTCCAGGGGTAATTTATTCATAAGTTTAAATTTATTCTCAGGATTAAAAGGAAGAGATTGTGCATACTTCCAAAAAGGAGAATCATATTTTGATCCTGTTTGATAATGCCATAAGATGAAATTTTGAACTTCTTTGGATACTCTCCTAACTGAGATGTTAGTTGCAGACCTATCTATTGGTGTAGGTAATTGGGTTATATAATCCCACATATGCTTACACACAGTCAGATAAAAATCCGTTGCTGTTGCTTCTAAAGGATCTAAAAAGAAAGCTCTATTTCCATTCAAAACCGTCCTTTCCCCCACAAATATATCTTTCGCAACATAATTTTCAAATTCCAATTCCCCATCAATCTCCGGTAAATTAAATCTTTCTAAAAAATCCTCCTTTGCTTCTTCTCTTGTTGTTATTGTATTGTTATACAAATAACCATAGGAAAGACTATCTTTATTTGGAACTACAAAAGTCCATCCATTAGGAGTAGCAATCCCCCTTGTATAGTATAAAGAAGGATCTCCACCCGGTTTATTGTATAAAAGAACAGAATTTAAAGGATTGATAAGAGGGGTGTAATCATCTTTATTTCTATTCTTAGCACCTCTACAATCAAAAGTAAAAGTAGAATCTATCTCCCTTTCTGGATCTTCTATTTTCTTTTCTATAACTTTAACCTTACCAGATTTTAATACTACATCAGATAACTTCTGAGGTACATAATGACATGCAGTATGACCAAATTTAAAATCCGAAAATATTTTCTCTTTCTTTTTACCCCATCCTTCATACATAAAACCAGTCTTGATAGTAGCATCAAGAGGATTATTATTCCAATTAATATCTAATACCTCTCCTATTAATTCAGTTGGAGGAAGAACCGTTCCTTGACCTACTCTTTGAATAGGAGAATCTGGATCATGATAGATTACAATATCAACTGGATCTGGAGCACCGTATTTAAGAAAATGAAGAGCAGTAACACATCCAGCATTCCCTGCTCCCACTATCGCTATCTTCTTCTTTCCAAAATTAAACATCTTTCTCTACAGGAAGCTCAACAGTAGCATCAACCTTGTCATACAGTTCAAGGAATGCTTGCTTAGTATCATCATCAAATCTGTTTACACACACTTGAATTGCTTTCATCTTATCATCAAAGATAGCATACGCACGTAGGATATGAACCAAACGACGAGTGCTAATAATCTCCTCAATCCCTCCATCATAGAAGGTCTTACGGATAATGTCAGCCCAATCTACCAATCTCTTACAGAACTCAATATCATTAACCTTTAAACTGTCAGCAACATTCTTAAGAATTTTATTCTCTATAGAAGGTGCTGGATAATCCTGCTCAAAAGTTACAGGGAATCTCTCCAGGAATGCTTCATTAAGAACATTGGTACCAATAAACCTACCATCATCAGATCCTTTACCTTTAGTGTTTGCTGTTGCAATAACATTAAATCCCGTAGAAGGTTCTACCCACTTACCAATCTTCTTTAGAAACACACCCCTCCCCTCAAGGATGGGTTGGAGGCAGAGTATTTTGTTACTAGCCAAGTCAATTTCATCGAGTAACAAGATTGCTCCACGTTCCAGCGCTTCAATGACAGGTCCGTTATGCCAAACAGTTGACCCATCCACAAGGCGAAAGCCACCAATAAGATCGTCTTCATCAGTTTCAATAGTAATGTTTACACGAATCAGTTCTCGCTTGAGTTGAGCACAAGCTTGTTCGACTCCGAAGGTTTTTCCATTCCCAGAAAGACCCGTGATAAACGTAGGATAGAACACACCGGCTTTGAGAATGGCCTTAAGATCGCTAAAAGGACCAAAGCGGACGAAGGTATCATCGGTTTCTGGTATAAGGTTCTGTTCTAATTTAGGCTCCACTGCAGGTGCAGCAAAAGAATTCTCAATATTTTTAACTGCTTTTACTGTTACTTCTAAGTTCCACTTACCACGACCAACTTTAAATTGATTAAGTTTACTGGTGACTGTTTGATAGGCAATATCATTCATTCTACAAAACCCTCTCACATCTGCTGCTGTGAATTCAGTTCCGTAGTTTGATTTCAAACCCTCAATAATTTCTTCACGAGTCATTTTAATCTCAAACATAATGTGATGCGTTTCAATGACCTTATTATAGATCATGAACAGGTGATTTATTTATGGAATGTGCCAGTTTTTTTATTGACACCAAACCTCTATATTGGTAGCAATTGCCATTCTCAACTTACTACTCCTATGTTGAGCAGGGACTTCATGTTTTAAAAATCCAGGAACTATACAATAATCATCTTCCTCTATATCAAGATGCCACTGCTGATTAAAACAAGAAGTATATAAACTATTAGGATTAACCAACTTTTTCATATGTGGGAAAATATCTTCTTGATAATTTGCAAAAGGATGCTCATTAAAAAATGATGTTGGTTGATGATTCTCAGAATCAAACTGTATATAATGTATTCCTACAAAATCTTGCTTTATATGCTGATGAGCAGACATATAACCACCATCACTCATACAATTATAGTTAATAATCTCAAAAGAAAATTTATAATCCCCCACTAATCCACATCCCTTAAGACACTTAGGAATTACCTCTTCATATACTTTTATAAGTTGAGAATAATCAGGTTTTATAAAATCAGGATTATCCCAATCTCCATAGGCATGATGAATATTAAGATTATCTTCTCTCCACTTATTACGATTAGGATTTTTTAAATAATTAGATTTATGATTATCAATTACTTCTTCTTTATTATAAGATTTAGGATCAATTTTACAAAGAGAAAAAGGAATACCAAATAATCTATCAGCTTTAATCTTCATATTTTTTTATACTCTTCTCCCATTCCTGTAAAGATGATGAACAATCAGGTGGCTCAGGATCTTTATAGCCTTTCATCTTCTTCCATTTATTATGCAATGCACCCATCATCCATGACTGAGCAAGACTCTTAGGACCATTCTCTAATAACTCAAGTTCCTTTTTACTATTTGTATAAGGGATAAGTTCTTCTCTCCAATTGGAGTCATCATAGTTCATTTCGTTCTCCTCCTAGGTACTTGAATCGTCCATGAATGTGAAACCAAATCTACCATCTCAAACTCTTTCCTAGCCTTTTCCCTTCTATTTAATTCATCCTCACGTCCTGGTTTAGGTTGAGTGTCCCCATACTGAGGAATAGTAAACCCAAACTCTCTACACTCTTCTGAATCTGCCAAATCAATGTTACACTCTTCTGCATACTCCCAGATAGCACTGTCCACCTGGTCAAAGAGAGAATCAAAAGTCATTCTCCTACGCAAATCATTCGCAATATTATCTACGTGCTCATCTGCTAAATCTACTCCACATGGTCTTGCTTTGACCAACTTATTAAGATCAATAACGATCTTACAGTCATTGTAAATACACATAATTAAGCCACTAATGAGATGAATTCGCCAAGAACCTTTTTATTAAGTTTCTTGGTCTTAAGGGATTTCGCAAATGCCCTTTTAATTTGGGCTTTGGTTGCATCATGATCCACATCAAACTCAGCATCCTGAGAAAGTACCGTAGAAGATAATCCAAAGTAAGCATCATACCCAGAGTTCTTAATAGTAAAACTCTTATTCTTCCTCCATTCACTATACATTTTATCAGATCCGTCGTAATTATACAACCTCATGAACTGTTTAGCGTCACGATTAACCAGAACCCTAATACCTATAAAATTTGTAGAAGGGAAATTATCCTTCAAATTGGTAAGAAGGGCATCGGTAAATTGATTATATTGCCAACCTAATCTATAGGTCTTACCCAATTTACGATCACGCAAGAAACATTTAACTCCATTAATCTTACGACATCCCAAATAAGGTTCATCTTCCCAACGACGCTGGACCTCTTTATTATAAGGAAGTTGATATGCCTCTCCATCAGTCAATATAATACATTGAACCTTCTCAACATTATTCTCTTTTTTAAATTGAGGAATAATCTGATGTAAAGATACGATTGCTTCATTAAGAGGAGTGCCAGAAAGAACCATCCGTTGAGGATAACCAAACCTAGAATTGATACCATCACAATTAAAAGATCGTGCAATCCTCCAAATGTTTATCATCTGCTGTTCTAATGTCCTAGCATTAACCTTACTACTAAAAAGATTCATTAAATTAAAATCATCATCAACCACAAATGAACCTTCTTTTCTTTCATGATGACGCTGCGGCTTAGGTGGTGTATACAAACCCTTCACATAATCTTTGTCATTTGTGTTCCATTCACAAGTAAACGCATAAACCTCAAAAGGAATCTGCACTTTCTTACAAAACCACATAAGATTATAAAGTTGCTTAAGAGTATCTTGTAAAACATATTGCATAGATCCAGACCAGTCCAATATAAAAACTAATCCATGATTCTTGCCCTCAGGAAGAGTTGTTATCTTCTTAAAGAGATCCTCATTATATCGGTAAGTATGAAGCTTCTCTGTAGAGAGAACCCCAGTGCGACTAGTAGAAGCACGAGCATAACTCGAAGCTGCCTTACGACACTCAAACTCTTTGACAAGATAACTGACTTCTTTTTGTGCATCCTTTTTAAATTGTAAATACTCTCCATCACAAAATTCAAATCCTGGATTTAAATCATATCCATGTTCTTTCGATGCTGCTTTCCATCTTCCTTCTTCCCATTCCCAATAATTATCAATACCATCATGAACTTCTTTATTGGAAGCAATAACACTCTCAATATTAACCTGAGGAACTTCTATATATTCATTCTCACTTCCATTAGCATTAACCAACTCCTGCAATTTACTTTCTAATGCATCCGCAGTTTGAACTACAGGAGAATCAGAATCATCCACCCTATCATTGCTAGGAGTACTATCGCTCCTATCTTCCACAGGAGAACTGCTATCACTGTCAGGAACGGTAGGCTCACTATCAGGAGTGCTGCCAAGGTCAAGATCCCCAGAACTTTCAAAGTCTTTGAGAAAATCTTGTTGAGCATCCTTTTCTTTGGAATCCTCTTTCTCCTGCTTGCAGAAATTATATAACGCTTCTGCTGCGGATAAGGTGTCATTAAACGTTTCACAGCCATTGATTAAATCGATAATCGGTTTTTCAGTAGGCGAAAAAGCCAAAGGAAGGAGCGAACCCACCTTAAAGTATAAATTAGCCCTATCAGCAAGATTAAAATTAGTAATATCTTCACCATCTAATTCAAAATAATCTTGATCATAAAGCTCATTATATCCTCTATAGAAACTTTTCGCAATACCCAAATATTTACGCTTCATCAACTTTTCAATTCGCGCATCCTCAACCACATTTACAAACTGTGGAGGAATATCATAATCCAACCACCAGTCCTCATCAGGTGTAAAGAGTGCATGTCCTACCTCATGACCAACCAACATATCATATACATAACTACTCGCCTTCTCCCAGAGAGGAAGAATGAGAACACGAGAACGAACATTAAACTGAGCACACTCCACTTGCTTATGCTCTACTACGATATCCTCAGTAGCAAGCAACTTCGCTAGTTGTGACTTGATTTCTTGCTGGACTGCCATGTGTTTCGTTTGGTATGAACCTATTATAACCCCCATATGTCATCTTTATGTCGTAGACGGTGACAGTTTGAGCACAGGCACGCACACCCTTCAACCTCCTCCTTTATCCTTTCCATACTATACCCACCTTTAATAAGTCCTCTCAATCCACCATGAGGAAACTTTTTAGAAGGATCTAGATGATGGTAATCCATACAGATGGGATCAAATATTTTCCCACAATCAAGGCAAGGTTTATCTCGTTTACTTTCATGTAGCCAAACAAACCTTTCCTTCTTTAACTTTACCCTCTTTGGTCTCGTATGCATTTTTATTTTTATTTATAAAAAAACCCCCTTTAAGGGGGGTTTCTCTGATCTTTCTAATCAGTGCTCTGCGTCTTTCTCTGGCACTACGAAGTGCTTGAGGTTTAAGTTTCCTCTTCGCTTCCTTCTTGCTGTGGTGTATCCAATTTGGAACTGTCATCTTTGTTTCTCCCCATGTAAGCATCACTTCTAGGATCAGTAATAAGAAACCTACAATACTCCCATCCTTCCTTCTTAAAGGTGTCACTCATGTCAACAGGTCGTCTTATAGGACCCCCTGTAGCCCATTCTGGTGGTGATTCCGTATTCATAAATCTGGATAGAATTTATCAAGATCCTCTTTATAGAGAGATCTTATATTATCTATAAGTTTAGGGGTCCTGTCAAGCTGATTAACCCCCTCATGACGGCTCATAGGATACTGTGCGAATGCATCTATCTTAAACTCTACTTGCAGTTTTTCACTCATCCAGTAGCCAAAATTAACACCCAACCCATCTTCAAATTTCCAGAGATGAGTTGTGTCACTAATAAAATCTACTTGAGGTCTCCACCAAGTCTTGGTCTCTGAATAAGGAAAGTTCTCAATCATAGAAAAGAATTGGTCTTTATCTTCCATCTTTTCTTGTATATCATTACCATACTCTTGCTTAAGGAAAATAGATGCTGAGAAGAATCTCTCAATAGGATTCCTAATAACTGCCACCTGTTCTATACCATCTATATCACAATACTTTTCATACAGTTCCTTATAGAAATGAGTTATCTCACAATCTTCTATAAAAGAATGATTATAATGAGGGATACCATAGAGTTCTAGAAGTTCATACTCCCATCCATTTAAATCCAGATTCGCTTCAATAAACCTTCCCCCTGTGCGAGGGATATGAATAAGAAGAAATCTCTTACCAGTCTCTTTGTGTTTAAAGGTTGCCATCAATCACCTCATTAATACTAATTGTAGGAGACCATCCCAAATTACGCAATTGTGTTGTGTCAGCACATAAACTGTCTGGTTCTCCTACCACATGCTTAAGAGGTAAATCCCTTCCCATTGCCTGTGCTATATCCATAACAGGAATAGATTCTCCATTCCCAATATCAATAGGTCCTGTAAAAGAAGGACAAGAGATCAAACAAGAAATAGCACTGACAACATCTTTAACATGAATATAATCTCTCTTATGTCTAGTAATATACTTAGCAGTATTCTCCTGTAACATTCTATAAAGCATATCCACTCTACTATTCTCCTCTGCCCATACATTAAAGAACCTCATTGCCACACTATTAGGAGGTGCCATTGATTCATTTACCTTCTTGGTTATAGCATAAGGATTCTGCCACCATCCATATACACCTGCAGAACTAGCATATAAAAGTCTAATATCATTATCTCTACAATAACAAAATATTCGTTTTGTCTTCTCTACATTATTCTCCCAAAACTTATCAGGGTTCTCCAGACTATCCCTAAGTGCAGCAAATGCAGCAAGATGTATTACCACATCATATATCTTATCAGTTTTAAAATCTCCTATATCATCAGGAAAATCTATTCCATCAACATCACAAGAATCTTTAAGATGGGTATAAAGATGACTTCCAATAAAACCTTTATATCCAGTAATCAAAACTTTCATTCAGTTATCCTACTAAATCCCTTCATCTTCTCAAATCTTACCACACTATCAAACCTATCTTCCATACCAGTCTTATGGGATATTACAAATATATTTGCATCTACAATAACATACTTAATAATTTTCAAGAACTCATCTGTTCCCATACCATCTAGTGAACTATCAAATACCTCATCCATTATAAGGAGATTAGTATTTACAGAGTTCTTCATCCTTGCCACTTCTCTCCAAGTAAACAAGAGTGCTAAGTCTATTCTCATCTTCTCTCCCTCGCTGAAAGAAGCATAAGAAAAATCTTCATGGATAGGGGACTGGACGGTTTCGTTAAACTCATCATCAAGAGTAAAATTAATATAAAAATCCATCATCTGGAGATATCTATTAACCTGCTGATTAATCAGAGGTAGATACTTCTTAATGATTTTTGATTTAACTCCACCATCTCTAAGTAAGCTATACGAAAAATCGTAATAGTTTATTGTGTCCTTTTTAGAAGATAGTTCGTCGTAAGTAGTTGTTAAATTGTCCTGGAAGGTTGCTAACTTGTCGTGCTCAGTATTTCTGTTTGCAAGTCGATCGGTAATAGTTTGAATTTCCGATTCCAAATCTCTGATTTGTCGTTGACAGCCAGTGATCTTTGTATTATTTTTAGAAATGCCATGCGTTAGTTTAGTAATCTCCTTAGATATGTTTGTAAAGTGACGCTCTCGTTCTTCTTCGTTTTTAATTGCCTCCTCTAGTTCTTTATAACCAGATTGCAACTCCTTTGCTTTAGTTTGAGCGTCATCAATTTTATTTATTCTGAACTCCTCCTGGATTGGTTGGGTACATGTAGGACATGTTACATTGTCAGTAAAGAACTTATGCTCTTTAGTAATGGTCGCTACCTTATTAGAAATCTTACCTTTTAAACCACCAAGAGTGCGAAGTTTTTCTGTAGCACCTGTTACTTTCTCTTGATCTTCTGTTAGAGTCTCCACTTCCTTTTCTGTCTTCTGGTTCTCCATCAAGTAATTATCAGATTCTTGAAGGAGCTTAGTAACCTTATCTTTATTCTTGTTTATATTTTCATTACTCCTATTATCAAGTTCCTCAATAAAATCTTTTTGCATTACAACCTTTTCATTGAGAGATTCCTTCTTAAGATTAAGAACTTTCACCTCTTCTTTCTGCTGACGTATCTTTTCTTTAATCAACATACTCATTGATGAAAAGATTTTAATATCAAGCAAGTCTTCAATTACTTCTCTTCTATGAGCCGCAGGGAGTTGCATAAAGGGAACGAATGTACTAGACCCCAAAATAACAATCTGCGTGAAAGACTTATAATTCATCTTTAGAACATTCTGCTCTAGCCACTTTTGCTGGTCTACAACATTAGAGAATTGATCTAAAACCTTACCATCTTTCCAAATCTCAAAGATATTAGGTCTAATTCCTCTTACTACTTTCCAATCTACAGAACCAATAGAAAATTCTACCTCAACCTTACAATCCTTTTCATTAACCGTATTAATTAATTGAGGTTTATTAATCTTTCTAAAAGGTCTTCCAAACAAACTAAAAGTTAAGGCATCCAATACAGTACTCTTACCAGTACCATTGGTGCCGATAATCAAAGTAGTATTATCTTCGGTAAAACTTATTTCACTATATTGATTTCCAGTGCTTAAAAAGTTTTTCCAGCGAATCTTCTCAAATAAAATCATGCTTAATTAAAGGTGGAATCACAATGTCATTGGGGGTAATAACCGTATAGTTATATCCATGAAGCTGACACGTTTTTATCATAAGGTCAGGCTCAACTTCTATAATATGCATCTCTGGATAATCCTGATCATCTTCTAACATCATAGCATATCTTTCTGCATCATCTTCTTGCTCAAACAAATAAAGAATCTGATTACCATAAGCATCTTGTACTGAGTAAGCTCCTTCCCTCTCCTTACCAGCGACAGTTAATATAAACATCATACCAACTCACATGCTTCTTGGTACGTTTCTTGCATCATCTTTTGCAATACTGACTTGTCAAGATTAATTTCTGCCTCATCAATAAATTTATTGAGAATGGACATGGTATCTTCGGTTTCATATGCCTCAGAACCCTTATCATCATACCATCCACCAAAATCAAAATTCTCAACAATCTTTACTTCTGCTACATTAGATGCATATAACTTATCAACAAACTTTTCAAAATTCTTTGTACTTGTTTTTTTACGAACAATGAGTTTTACAATCTTACTTTCATACTCCCGCGAATCAAAGGTCTGATAAGGAGTATCCTCATAAAAGATCTTATAAAAAAGACGATGAGGATTATTAATAGGAGTATGTTCTAAGGTTTCTGTATCAAAAATATGAAACCCTCTAGTAGAATCAAAGTCATTCCAAAACATTTCATAAGGATTACCTAAGTAATGAATATCTCCCACACTTGAACGAGTGTGAAAATGTCCTGAAAAAACCTTTTCAAACTTTTTAAAATAGTTCATATCAAATCCATGATCCATAATCACCTGTTGCGTGACTATAAATCCATTCAATTCTAAATGACCCATTACTACAGGACACTTAGATTTTTTAAGAGCCTTAATAGTATCCTCTTCATTTTCCTGATTAATCCAAGGAATAAGAAGAATATTTAAATTATCTATTTTTATTTCCGTTGCTTCTGAATATATCTTTACATTCTCATATTCTCGTAGTAATAAATCTACAGCATTTACAGAATT